TTTCCTGTTACGCTTGCTTTGACTAAATCCCAATTATCTTCATTGGTTGTAAAACATTGCACATCATCACAAAGAAGTACAAAAGTTCCATCTGTCATTCCTGATACTGTATCAATATTAACTATTGCAGAGCCATCTACTAAATCAACAACTCCACGATAAATTAAATCTGCTTTTGGCCCTTCAATGAAGGAATGTACTAGATAATGAGTATCTTCCATCGCAGGGATTGGATGATCTATTTTGAAAGAACCAGAACCTTTTGAAAGCGCACCAGTAACATCAAGGTCTTGATCACAAGTAATATTTTGATCATCACCAATATACATTGCTCGCTGTTGATCATTTGTCCTAAACGCTATATTATCTTGACCTCCAGTTCCGCCACCATGTCCAGCAGATAGACACAATGCCTGATATCCTTTTATATACCAACCATTACTATCGTTATAAAATTGCATAGTTGAAGTAGCATTACTGGAATAGTAATGAAGAATATTCTTGCCATCACCTTGTTGATAAACGGTGAAAGGGTTGGCACTTGTATTCATGTTATAAACAAGCAGATTTCCAGTATCGTCATATTTCATATAACCACCAGAAGTATCAGAAAAGAAAGTTACCTCATATCCTGTGCCATCACTACCAACTGTTACATCTTCGGAAAAAGAGCCACCACCACCACCGCCAGCATCTTCCCAACCTACGCCACTTCCTGTTGAAGTTAATACTTGTCCGTCAGAGCCTTGAGCGCTGCTAACTGTTAGATTGACTACATCGGCTGTGCCATTGACTGTTAATCCTGTCAGCGTTCCAAGACTTGTAATAGCAGACTGGGCTGCTCCTGTTACAGTGGCCGCTGTGCCTGTAGTGTCCTGGTTAAGAGTAGGGAATGTGCAGTTGGTTAAAGTGCCTGATGCGGGCGTTCCGAGAGCTGGTGTCACTAAAGTAGGACTGGTTGCAAACACCAATGAGCCGGAACCTGTTTCATCTGAGATAACACCCGCTAATTGAGATGATGTTGTTGCTGCTAGAGCAGAAAGATTGTCAGTAGTATAAACACCGTTTGTTACTGTATCTGCATTGCCAGTCAAAGCGCCAACGAATGAGGTTGCAGTTAAAGCACCAGTGCCAGCGTTGTAGGTAACTGCTGCATCTGTTTTCGGTGCTAAATCACCGGTAGCTGATTCAAAAAGAGCCACATAAGAAGAAGTGTCTGTTGTATCTGCAACTGTAATAGTGCCAGGCACAATATTAGCTGTGCCATCAAAAGATGTGCCACCTATTGTTCTGGCTGTTGCTAAAGCTGTTGCCGTAGCAGCATTGCCTGTTGTCGATCCAGAAGATCCAGAAACATCTCCGGTTACATCACCGGTTACATCCCCTGTGACATCACCAGTTACATCTCCTGTAAGGTCTCCTACGAAGTCTGTAGAGGTAACACTGGTCAGACCGGTAATAGTAGTGTCTAAGTTAAGGGTAACTGACCCTGATGTGCCACCTCCGTTTAAGTTTGTTCCGGCTGTAACTCCGGTTATATCACCTGTTGTTGCAGCCTCGGCTTGCCATCCGTTAGTGGTGTCGTATGTTAATACTTCTCCATCTGATGGACTCATTGAGCCATAGACATCTGATAATCCGGTGATTGGTACTGATATATTGGCAGTTCCGTCAAAACTGACACCAGCGATTGTTCTGGCTGTTTCTAAGGCAGTTGCGGTATCTGCATTTCCTGTAACGTCTCCAGTGACATCTCCAGTAACATTTCCTGTTACGTTTCCAGTTACATTACCTGTAACATCTCCGGTAATGTCTCCGGTTATATCACCTGTAACATCACCAGTTACATTGCCTGTTAAAGCACCAACCAGGGCGGTTGAGGTAATTGATGTTGCGCCTGTTACTACTCCGGCATCTACAACTATAGTGCCATCCAACACTATTTGCTGTCCTGTTAATGGAGTAATTGTTAAATCTGTTCCGGCTGTTGATGAAATATCATTACCATTAATTGTTATATTATCAACCGAAAGGGTGGTTAAGGTGCCTAGACTCGTTATGCTTGTTTGTGCTGCGGTTAATACTGATCCGGTTAAATCACCGGTTACGTCACCGGTAACATCTCCTGTTAAGTTACCAGTTACATTGCCGGTAACATTACCAGTCACATCACCTGTAATATCTCCGGTTATATCACCAGTTACATCTCCGGTTAAATCTCCTGTTACATCACCGGTAACATCTCCCGTTAGGTCTCCAGCAAAAGCTGTTGATGTGATGCTTGTTGCACCAGTTACTACTCCAGCATCTACACTGATTGTGCCATCTAATAAGATTGCTGATCCGGCTTCTGGCTCAAGGTTGATTGCCCCACCTGAATCTAGCGTTATTGTAGTGCCAACTGCTTCAAAAGTGCCATCGGCAGTAAGCGTCATGTTCGCCGCTGCTGCTGCGGTATCGGTTGTTGTTATGGCTAATGTGCCATTGGTTCCAGCTGTAAATACTGCTGTATCATCAGTCGAACCAGTCATGGTGATAACTTTTCCGTCTAGGGCAATGTCATCAACTGTTAAAGAGGTAGCGGTGGTAACAGCCAGACCGGAAGTTCCGGCAACTGTCAATCCTGATGCACCAGCCAGGATTAAATCATCGGCTGATGTATCCCATAACATATAAGCACTTGCTGTGTCTCCGAAGAATTTTACATCATAGCCGGTATCATCCTCGCCTATCGTGAGTGTGTTATCTAGTTGGATCGCGCCATCTAAATCTAATGTGCTGGTAGCAGAGAGCGTGGTAAAAGAACCGGCTGCCGGAGTCGTGCCGCCGATAACACTTGAATCAATAACAGCACCATCAAGATTGACGGCCACAGAAGTTCCTGTTGATGAAAAGATTGCATCAATCGTGTCCAAGTCTGTGTTGAGCTTGGTTCCCCATGTGTCTGTAGCAAAATGTTATCGTAAATCTGTTTATAATTTACTTCTTGCAGTTATCCCGCAAGTTCAGATCATATTACCAACCCTGTGGGTTGCCCGGCGCTCGTGGAGAGATTATTGATTGGTTTCTCACTCTCTGATCGTTGATCCTTCCAACTACTTTTATACCTTTCGTTGGCTTGGGTGCTGATTGTCCTCGTCTTAATGCGTTAGGATGTTCCAGCAGTTCACCGAGTTTTCATTATTAGATTGCTCTAATACGGCCCCTAAATTAAGGCTCCGACCTCTGGCTTTGTCATTGACAAATTGGTCGTTGTCGTGTCTGCCATATTTTTTACCTATTGTTAATAATTGTTAATCGATTATTTTTTAACAGAATAATCAAACTGTTTGTTCAGTCCATGTCGTAGTTGACACGGTTTGTTCTGTATAAGTTGCAGTGCTGACTGTTTGTTCAGTCCATGTTGTGGTTGAAGCATCCTGGTCAGTCCATGCCATTAGTTATTGCTCCAGTAATAAGTTTGTTTTTTAACTTTGCCATAAGTTCTTCTTCTGGGAATAAGTGAGCCTTTAGCAAATGCAGCTTTTTCATCTGCCATGCGTATTTCCTCAAGTCCTTTATCAAACAAGGATTGAAAACCAGCAGCTCTTTCATCTTCCATAAGATAAATGCTTGCGTTTTTAAGACACCCGTATAAATAAATATCTGGGTGATTTGTAGAAACAAAATTAGTTGTTTGACTGTCTGATAATGCTGGAACCTTTGAATAATATGTTAGTTGAAGAGTCCTAGAAGTGTCAGGAGTCGGACACACTTCAATAGTGTCGTCTACACATGCAAAATATATAGGAGAACCCGAAGAATCATTGATAGATTTTCTGTAGACATCCAAAGATTCAAGACTGAGCTGGAATAAAGGCGCAAAGTTGTTTGATGTAATTTCAATATTAATGGCTTCCAGCCAATCAGTAGGAACAGTAAGGTATTGACCATCGCAATCTGCGGTGGCTCTTTTTACCATGTCTGCGGTTCTAACACGCCGGTTTAATTCGGCTTCGGTTTGGTCAATGAAAAAATCCAATTCAGAAGTAAGATCACTTCTGTTTAAAAATGCGGCTATCTCGGCTTTCAGTTCTGCATAAGTCATACTTTACCTTCCCATGTTCTAAACACCTTATTGTCACTGTCATTGAGCCAACGCTTCCAGGCTTTTTGATCGTTATGCCATCCCTCTCTAAGAGCTTTCTGATAAATCACCATCGGCACTTCTGCGACATGTCTAAAGTCTTTGCCTGGCGTTGTTATGTTGTCTTTTAATTTCTTAACATGATCTATTACCGGGGCAACATTCTGTTTGGTGTGATAAATGTTACGAGCTTTCTCCACACCCACTTTCTCGGTAATAAATTCTGATTTGAGGTTTTCCCTCAAGTCTATTGTTGTTCTTTTTATTGTCATTTCAAAATGGGGCGAATATATATCATTTCAACCCGCCCCGTAGCTTATGCCGTTAGGATGTATCTAAGTCAGCAACAATTCCCATTGCTGCCTCGTTACACATTTCTAAGCCAAACTCAACAACCAGAAGTGATGTTATGGAATCTCCTATGTTTGCAATATCAATTTTTTCGAAATCTCGAAGATATGATACTTTTGCGTACTCAGGATCCACTAATAACAAAGACCTCTCTCTGCTGAAATTCGATGGCACAATCTTAATATCACCAAAATCTGATGAATAGACTGCAACACTGGCTTCTACTGTCGTTGCATCAACAAACTGTCGTGCTTGCGAACGCCCAGTAAAACCACTGATGACTCCCTTATTATAAGGGCCACAAATCGCCATTTGAATTTCTGCACCATTTCCAAAGCCAGTCTGTAAGACTGCTTTTAATAGTGCTTCTGTCAATGCGCGTTGTGTGCCATCTGTGGCAGCGGCTGAAGCTGATCCATCAGCTCCACCTGATCCCCTAGAATCATTGGATGTAATCCAGGATTCAAAGGAACGGGTTTGCCTTGCAGTAGTGGCATCACCTGTGACTTTAGCGTATGCGCCGGTTAAAGCGGTTTCCATGTCTCTTTTCAGAGCCTTTGCCATAATCGCCAGTTGGTGGGCCATTTCTGTTTTCTTGCCAGCTGGATCACTTGCTTGCTGCGAACCGGTTACAGTTGCATCTCTGCTTTGAATCATCGCAACGTTAGTTTGACGAGTCGTGCCAGTAGATGTTGCCCTTGAGAGTTCAAAACCCTCTAGGTCTCCTGTTCCTGTTGCTGAAGGAAGCGATTCCGTTTGCCAATCGAATACGACATTTTTTATTGACGCCGTTTTGATTGAGCTCATGAAGGGGGTAGTCGTAGGCGACAAATTATAGATGATATTACTCAACTGTTCTCTGTCAGCTGTTGCTTCATAAGTGTCAACAATTTCTGTTATCGTAAACCCTTTTATGATTTACTTCTTATAGTCTCCTATAAGATCGGCATATATCATCAACTCTGAGAGTTGCTCCGCGCTCTTGGGCTTTTACCATCCTCGTCTTTCTCGTTAGGACTCCATAGCCTATGCTCTGAACCTTACAAACATTTCTGCTTGTCTTGGCTGCTGATTGCCCTCGTCTTTCTCGTTAGGGTGTTCCAGCAATTCACGGAGTTTTAAATGCGCATGACGGTTCACGCATTAGTGACCATAGCCATATCGTTTTCTCCTTTCCGGTAAACCGGAAGTTAAAGGTTTATATTAATTGCTCAAAAACCCGGGCTGCGTCTTTTACGCTTCCTGTCTTTTTGAGCCGTGTTTTTGCCTTTTTCAGAGGAGTGGTTGACTTGGTTTGCTTTACAGTTCCAGGTCGTGCTACGCGAGCAGCAGCTTTTTGTTTAGGTTTCTTCTTAGCAGCTTTT